CTCCAGCTTAGTATGTATTTGTTTATTATTCTTAAGCACAATCCTCGGCTTAGTCCAGGTGTTCTTACAATTCATCACATACTGTTTGAAGAGGCAGGACGGGATAGGTTTGATAATCCTATATCTGCTCTTGATAGTCATGGCAATCCTATTGTCACAGATGTCGTGCAGTATGACTTGCCTTATTTAAAAAAAGAAGCAATAGATCTTATCCATTGGCTAGAAGATAACAAGCATAAATTAAAAGCTAAATATTAATGAACATCATTAAAAAGTTCTTAGCTAAAAAAGAAGAGAAAGAAGATCTTGAAAAGTTCTTATGTACTCTTAAAGATCCTAAACCATGTAAGAAAATTAGATGGTGGGATTTTTTTAAATCATTTAAAAAAGACCTTAAGCAAAATAGGATAGGACAGATTGATCATGATTACTCCTGGAAAGATTGGGTAGAAGACCAAGAAGGAGTTGAAACATATACTGTTAAACTAAAAAAACTTAAAGATGGAGAATCAAACTAACAACATTCCACTATTATCAGAGTTGCTAGATCAGTACGAAATGGGAACTCTTGATATGCAAGAAAGAGCTAGAAAATGTTATCTAACAGAAAAAGAAAAACATTTTAATAGGCATACGTGGATACATAATGATGAACTAAAAAACCAATCTGTCCTTAGAGGATTAGCTAAAAATGGAGCAAAAGATTTATTAAGACAAACAAGAGAAAAACTATGATGTTACAACTTAATCCTACAATTGATGTTCAAACACCATTAGGTGATGGAGAAGCATTTATTATTATAGACTATGGAGTAAATGTAAATACGGTGTGGGTAGTGAGACTACCTGGTGGGGAAGTGAAACACGTCTATTCAGATGATATAAAAGTGTACGGCAATCCAATGAATGGTAATGGATGGGATGTAGAAGATGTTCTTAGAGTAAGTAAGCTGCCTAAAGATGCAAAACGTAATATGGACTTTTTAAAAAAAGATAAACAATGATAAGACTATTTGATGTACAGAATGGTAAAGTGATTCCTAGTGAACATTGTTACACACTAAAGTTTCTTAAAGATATAATGGATGAATACCCAGATGGATATTTGCAAATATACTCCTATTTATTTTATATGACTTGCCCTAATCCAGATATGAATCCTTTCTTTGACATACCAGAAGAAGACAAGGAACACATTATTCTTAAAGAAGTGGATGCTGATTTTAGTTTGGACGATGAACTTATATCTAATGCTTTAAAGCTATGTGAGAAAATGTATCAAACTCCTACATACAGAGCATACCAAGGGATAAAAATATTCTTAGATAATATGGGCAAAAGTTTAGCAACTGAAACTCTTACATTTGGTAGAGATGGATCTTCGTCTGCCCTTCTTAGAATGGCTGAGAAATATGATGATGTAAGACAATCATTTAAAGGAGTGTATAAAGATCTTATGGAAGAGCAACAATCTTCTGTAAGAGGAGGACAAAATTTAGCATACGATCAATAACCAAAAAATAAAAATTATGTCAGAAGAAATTAAAAATGAAGAACAAACTGTTGATGAAAAAATAAATGAACTTTTAAGTGATCCTTTAATTAAAGATGAAGAAGATAGGCAATTTTTAAAAAATGTTGGAGAGTCTGTAAAAAAAGGACATGTTCCAGTAGAGTTACTTTTAAATAAAGTAGATAGTGTATCTAATAAATTAAATGATTTAATAAAAGCTAATCCAGAATTTGCATCATTTCTAAAAATTTATCAAGATAAAATGAATGATGTTATGTTGCAATTTAATGAAGCATTAAAAAAAGAAAATAGTGGGAAGTAGATTTATAAATCCACAACAAGAATTTAAAAGACTTGTTCCTATTGCAATTTCTAAAACTTGTTTTTCTGTAAAGCTTTCTAAAGAACTTATAGAAGAATGTAAAACAAAATGCAAAGGAGTAGTTAGTAATGCAATAGATTATGGACAGCATTATACTGATGACGATAGAGAATTAGAAGAAAGATTTTTAAATGGTCATGGTGCCCAGGTTGCTCTTGAACAGCATTTAGGAATCAAGTTTACTAATTGGAATTCTAAAAAACCAGATAATGTTGCAGATCTTTTACCGGTTGGATTAAAGATAGGAGTAAAATCATTTAAAGCTCCTAATAATGCTCCATTAGTATTTAAGAATATTCAATATCCAGAAATAATAATGGCACTAGATGAGAATGATAGAAGTATATTTCATTGCCTTGGTGTATTTGCAACTGTTTTTTTAAAGCATCCTGAGTATATATGTGATAGTTTAATACATGATCCAAGAATAAAAAAGAGAGACACAAAAACAGGATTTTATAAAATAGATATAGGAGAACCGTTTACTACGTTTGATCAACTTAAAAAAATAGCAGGAAAACTATGGACAGTCTAAAACCAGAATTAACCTATCTAGAAGATTGGGTATTTCATTTTAATTCTTTTACTGGAAAGTGGGCAGCAATTCCACGTACCGAATATACTGATTATTGGAATAATTATAAAAATCCAAAAATATTAAGAAGTAAAAGTCTTGATACTTTATTAGCTCTCCTTCATAAAAGTAAAGGAGATAGACAGATCATAGAAAACATAACTAGTGGTAAAACCAAGTAATATATACATAGAAGTACCAACGTATACTGATGGTGTATGGGATATAACAACATTTTATACACGGGAAGAATTTCGTGACTTTATACGTTCTGTATTTATAGATGCCGGTCCTGATGAGGGATATGGTCTAACTGTGGAAATATCTAAGCAATTTAATATTGAAGCTAGAAAGTTTCAAAAACAAGGATATTATTGTCAGGCCCCATTGAAGAGTAAAGACTTTATGGCTTATTGGGATGAACAAAAATCTAAATGTAGATGGGGGGTTATGTATAAAGAAGGAGAAAAGACATGGTATGTCACTAGAGACTATTACATGTGGCTTAACTTCTTACCTATTTATGATAAAGAAGAAAAACGTTTTGACTTTGCTAAGGTGAGAGATGCTCAATATCACATGGCTCTTTATGAATGTCTTGGTGAACTATACTATAAGCATCTTCCTATTCTAAAGAAACGTCAGATAGCATCTTCTTATTTTCACATGGCCAAACTAATCAATGCTTATTGGTTTGAAGAAGGTTCTGTAAATAAAATAGGAGCTAGTCTTAAAGATTACATCTCTGAGAAAGGATCTTGGAGAATGCTTAATGAATACAGAAACTTCCTTAACGAACATACAGCCTGGTACAGACCATCTGAGCCTGATAAGATATTCTCATGGCAACAAAGAATTAAGGTCAGGATTGGGGGCAGAGACACCTACAGAGGCAATAAATCAATCATCACTGGAACATCTTTTGAAAAAGATCCTACAAATGGTGTGGGTGGACCTGTGACATACTTCTTTCATGAAGAAGCTGGTATTGCTCCCAAGATGATGGACACTTATGAGTTTATGAGGCCAGCTATGCAATCTGGTATGGTGACAACAGGAACTTTTATAGCAGCTGGATCTGTGGGTGATCTTGAACAATGTCAACCACTAAAAGATATGATATTACATCCCCATAGGTATGGGATGTTTGCTATTACAAGTAGTTTACTAGATAAAAAAGGTACTATAGGAGAAACCGGCTTGTTTATTCCGGAGCAGTGGTCGATGCCTCCTTACATAGATGAAGCCGGCAACTCCTTAGTTAAAGAAGCTTTAGAAGCTATATTTGAAGAACGTAAACAATGGTATAAGGATCTTCCTCCTGATCAGTACCAACTTCGTATATCTCAAAAGCCCACATGCATAGAAGAAGCATTTGCTACTAGAAAAGAGTCTGTATTTCCTCCACATCTTGTTTCTAAACAACTTCAACGTATAGAAGATAGAGTATATCCTGTTGAATATCTGGAACTTAGCAGAGATGCTGAAGGTAAAATTGTAGATAGAGTTTCTAGAAAAGCTCCAATTATGGAGTTTCCTATAAGTAGAAAGTCTGATGATAAAGAAGGAGTGATATGTATTTATGAACGTCCTTGTAAAAATCCGACATTCGGCATGTACTATGCATCGATCGATCCTGTGGGAGAAGGTAAAACAACTACATCTGATTCATTATGTAGCATATACATTCTTAAAAACTCAGTAGAGGTTATAAAGGATGAGGGAAATGGTAAGGTTGAAAACTCTATTGAAAGAGATGCTATAGTTGCAAGCTGGTGTGGTAGATTTGATGACATTAATAAAACTCATGAACGTTTAGAGATAATGATTGAGTGGTATAATGCATGGACTTTAGTGGAGAACAACGTAGCTTTGTTTATTCAATACATGATATCTAAAAAGAAACAAAGGTATTTGGTTCCTAAAGACATGATCTTATTCTTAAAAGACATTGGAGCTAACCGGAATGTGTTTCAGGAGTATGGCTGGAAAAACGTAGGAACTCTTTTTAAAGGAAACCTATTATCCTATGGTATTGAATTCTTACAAGAAGAAATAGATCAGGAAACCGATGTAGATGGAACAATAACTAAAGTGATATATGGGGTGGAAAGAATACCAGATCCCATGCTTTTAAAAGAGATGCAAGCTTACCAGGAAGGATTAAACGTGGATAGACTGGTAGCATTTTGTTCACTTGTAGCTTTTGCAAAGGTGCAACAATCTAATAGAGGATTGTCTAAACGTATAGAAGTTACAAACAAAAACTTGGATAACTCACAAAAATTTAGTAAATTAAATTATAGCCCCTTTAGGCATATTGGAGGTTCTAGTAAAAATAATGGTATGACTAGACCTTCCCGTAATGCTTTTAAAAACATAAGATAAAATGGAAACAACAATTACAATTTCTGATTTAAATGCTGGGACTTTCACATTTACTAACACAACAGGTGGGCTTACTGGTATTACTTACATAACTTCTGACGTCACTTTAACTAATTAATAATCATGCAAATATATAATGCCTTACAATTAAAGAAGGGTGCTAAAGTAGAGTACAATAAGATGGGTACTCTTATTCAGCCTTTTCAGTTTGTTTCTGAAAAAGAAAAGGATGATCAGTGGAGGGCATGGAACCTTGACTGGTTAGAATTTCAGGGAATGAAACAACTTAGACGTAATGCAAGACGTTTAATGAAAAACTATAAACTAGCTAAAGGTATTATAGATAAAGCTGATTACATAGTAGAGGAAGATAATGAAATGGCTGATTTAATAGATAAACTTACTACAGAAGATGTATCAGCTTTTGAATTGAAGTTCTATCCTATTATTCCTAATGTAATCAATGTTCTTACTAATGAGTTCTCTAAAAGAACTAGTAGAATAATGTTTAGAGCTGTAGATGATATGTCTTATAATGAGATGTTAGAAGAAAAACGTAAGATGATTGAGGATGTATTATTGCAGCAGGCCCAACAAAAACAAATGGATACAGTCACTGAGATGGGACTTGATCCTAATTCAGATGAGGCAAAACAACAAATGGATCCTGAGAAGCTTAAATCTCTTCCTGAAATAGAATCATTCTTTAAAAAAGATTATCGTTCTATGATAGAAGAATGGGCATCTCATCAAATGTCAGTGGATGAAGAAAGATTTAAAATGCAAGAACTAGAAGAAAGAGCTTTCCGTGATATGTTAATCACTGACAGAGAGTTTTGGCATTTTCAAATGATGGAGGATGATTATGAAATAGAGTTATGGAATCCTCTACTTACATTTTATCATAAAAGTCCAGATATTAGATATATCTCCCAAGGTAACTGGGTGGGCAAACTTGATATGATGTCTATATCAGATGTTGTAGATAAGTTTGGTTGGATGATGACTGAAGAACAATTATCAGCTTTAGAAGCAATATATCCTGCTAGATCAGCTGGGTATGCTATACAAGGATATCAAAATGATGGAACATACTATGACCCTACGAGATCTCATGAATGGAATACTCAAATGCCTTCTTTGGCTTATAGACAATTTACTTCTTTGTATGATGCCGGAAGTCAATTCGGAGACATTGTACAATGGATATTATCTGACTCAGAAGACTTGCAAGATTTTGGTAAAAGCTACATGCTTAGGGTTTCAACAATCTATTGGAAAAGTCAAAGAAAAGTTGGACACCTTACAAAAATAACTCAAGACGGAGATCTTATTCAAGACATAGTAAGTGAAGAATATAAGATTACAGATAAGCCAATTTATAATGTTGAAATATACAGAGAAAAAACAAAAGATAATTTAATTGGTGGAGAACATATTGATTGGATATGGATCAATGAAGTATGGGGTGGAGTTAAGATTGGACCTAACCGGCCGGCTTTCTGGGGTATGAATAACCCAGGTGGTATCAATCCTATATATTTAGGACTTAATGGTGGCAAACCAGGTAGAGTTCCTTTTCAATTTAAAGGTGATCAAACGGTTTATGGATGTAAACTTCCTGTAGAAGGATCTGTGTTCTCTGATCGGAATACACGATCAGTGAGTCTTGTAGATCTTATGAAACCATTTCAGATTGGATATAACATCGTAAACAACCAGATTGCTGACATTTTAGTAGATGAGCTTGGTACTGTTATCATGTTAGATCAAAATGCTCTACCACGTCACTCATTAGGAGAAGATTGGGGTAAGAATAATTTGGCTAAGGCATATGTTGCAATGAAGAACTTTCAGATGTTGCCATTGGATACCACTATTACAAACACTGAGAATCCTTTAGCATTCCAACACTACCAAGTGTTGAACTTAGAACAGACACAACGTTTAATGTCTAGGATACAATTAGGCACCTATTTTAAGACACAAGCTTTTGAAGTGATTGGTCTTAACCAACAACGTATGGGTATGCAGATTGCTCAACAACAAACTGCTACAGGTGTGGAACAAGCTGCTAGTGCTTCTTATGCTCAGACAGAACAATATTTTATACAGCATAGTGATAATCTAATGCCTAGGGTACATCAGATGAGAACTGATCTTGCTCAGTATTATAATAGTAAAAAGCCTAGTCTTCGTCTTCAATATATTACAGGTAATGATGAAAAGGTTAACTTCCAAATAAACGGAACAGATCTTCTTATGAGAGACCTTAATATATTCTGTACAACAAAGACTAACTCTCGTGCAATGATGGAGCAACTTAAACAGTTAGCCATGAGTAATAATGCTACTGGTGCTTCTATATATGATCTTGGTAATGTAATTAAATCAGAGAGTATTGCAGAACTTACTGGAGTGTTGAAACAAGCTGAACAGAAGATGATGGATCAAAAGAAACAGGATCAACAGCATGAACAAGAAATGCAACAGCAACAACAGCAAGGTCAACAAGCTGCTTTACAAGCTGCTAACCAGTTTAAAGCTGATGAATCTGAAAAAGATAGAAAAGCTAGAATTCTTGAAGCTCAGATTAAAGCTTCTGGATATGGAGCTATGCAGGATATCAATAAAAATGAACAGTCAGATTATCAGGATGCTATGGATAATATCAGAAAGCAGGATGAATATCAGCAAACTATGAATTTTAAAAGAGAGCAAGAAGTTAGTAAAACAAATCAAACTATGGACAAACATAGTATTGAAAGAGAAAAGCTACAAGCTCAACAAGCAATAGCTGATAAACAACTTCAAATTGCTCAAGAGAATAAAAATAAGTATGATATTAAAAAGGCTCCTGAGAAAAAGAAATAACTATAGCTATATAATCCATAGCTTAGATAGTATTTCTAAAGATTTTATAAATTTTTAGAGTTTAAAGTAGTATATTATTAATGTAGAGATACACAAAAAAACCAAACAACTATGGCTGATAATCAATCAAGTGTACAAACAAGTATACAACAAGTAGATTTAGATATTGATAGTTTATTTGATGGGGCTCCTGGAGCAGACAGTATTGTCACTCCAAGTAATGATGCCACTGAAATAAAAGGAAATATCTTTAGTAAGAAACAAACTAACTTAGATTTTTTAGATAACGATTCTAAAGTAGATAATGTTGGTACTTTTAATTCAACTACAAATAATGTAGATAGTAAACCTGAATTAAAAGAAGTATTGAATGAAATCTTAGATGAAGGTGTAGTACCTGAGTTCGAAGATGGAGATCCTAAAAAACCAGGAAGACCTAGAACAGAAAAGTCAGGTCTTGTAGAGTTCTTAAAAAAACGTATTGAAAGTAGTGAGATGTTTGCTTTTGATGATTACGATGAAAACAAACAATCTTTAGATGAATACCTTGGTGGTCTTGGAGAAAAAGATGTAGAAGAACTTTGGCAAGCTAACATAAGCAATCTTAAAAATGAAGTGGCTGCTGAAACTCCTGCTGAATTTTTTGATAGTTTACCACAAGAACTTCAATATGCTGCTAAGTATGTAGCTGACGGAGGACAAGATCTTAAAGGTTTATTTCAATCTTTAGCACATGTAGAAGCTGTAAGAGAAATGGATCCTACAGATGAGTATGATCAAGAACATATTGTTCGTTCATATTTACAAGCTACTAACTTTGGTTCTGGAGATGAGATTGAAGAAGAAATTTCAACTTGGAAGGATATTGGTAATTTAGAAAGAAAAGCTAAACAATTTAAACCTAAGTTGGATCAGATGCAAGAACAAATTGTTGTTGCTCAGCTTCAAGAACAAGAATATAAAAAACAACAACAGCAACAAGCAGCTGATACTTATATGCAAAATGTATTTGAAGCATTAAGACCAGCTGAAATAAACGGACTTAAGTTAGATAAAAAAACTCAAGCTAGTTTATATAGTGGATTGGTTCAACCTCAATATCCTTCTATATCAGGACGTCCTACTAATTTGTTAGGACATCTTTTAGAGAGATATCAATTTGTAGAACCTAACTATCCTTTGATTGCTGAAGCTCTTTGGTTACTTTCTAATCCTGATGAATATCGTCAGAGTTTACAAAGACAAGGAAAAAATCAAGCTGTAGAACAAACGGTGAGACAACTTAAAACAGAACAGTCTCGTAAGAACATTTCTACATATCAAGAAGAAGACGAACAAAGGCCTAGAAAAATATCTAGACCTACAAACATATTTAAAAGATAAATTTATTATTATTATTAACCCCTTAAATTAAAAGCCCTATGGCAACTCCAGTTTTAAACAATGGTATTTTCCTACGTGACAACGTGTATAACACGAGTTCACACGTAGATTCGTACCACCTTTCTAACCTCCTTAAATCAGCTGAGCCTACAGATTTAGGTCCAGTAGATCTTTGGGCAATGGCACAAAAAGTTGAAATGCCTTTGTATCAAATGTCATCTTTTGGTGGTAAGAACGTTATTTCAGTAGATAATAACCGTGGTGAGTACAAATGGCAGATTCCTGTTGCTCAGGATCTTCCTTACATCGTTGAAGATATTGAATCATCTAATGCTACAAAAGGTGTTGATGGACAAACCTTCAAGATTAAAATTAACAAACGTTACTTTGGTCATGGTGATATTATCACTTATGATAAGTACAATGGTGTGGAAATGTACATCACAGTGGATGATATCATCCCTTCTGGAGATGGTTTCATTTACACAGTACAGTTGGTAAACAACGACAACACTAAGTATTTGGATAACAAATATCTTAAAGTTGGTACTAAGGTTTTCCGTAAAGGTTCTGCTCGTGGAGAATACGGAGAAAGATTTTCTGACATTGGTAATGTATCTGCTGGTTTCCGTGAATTCTACAACTATGTAGGAGGAGCAGAAGCTCACGTTCACTATTCTATTTCTAGTCGTGCTGACTTGATGATGAAAGGTGGAATGAAAGCTGATGGTACAGTTCCAGTAATTGAAATGTGGAGAAACTTCGATAAGAATGTAGATCCATCTATCACTAACTTGGAAACAATGGCTGATAAAATGGGTAAAGATTACGTTAAGAAGGCTTATGCAAATGGTCAGCTTACACGTTCTTTCTTGACTACTTTAGAAGCAGCTCATTTGACTAAAATTGCTAATGACATCGAAACTTACTTAATGTGGGGACAAGGTGGTAAAGTTAGACAAGATGGTCCAGATGATATTCGTTTATCAGTTGGTCTTTGGAAGCAGTTGGATAACTCTTACAAACGTATCTATAACAAAGCATCTTTCAATTTGGATCTTTTCAAATCTGAGATTTTCAACTTCTTCAATGGTAAAGTTGAATTCAAAGGACCAGATCCTCAACGTGCTCTTATCGTTCAAACCGGTATGGGTGGAATGAAGCTTGTTAATGAAGCAATCAAGAAAGAAGCAGTTAACTCTGGTCTTGTATTGAATGCTCATGAGCTTGGAGCTGTAACAGGTTCTGGAATGGATCTTAACTTTGGATTTGCATACACTAGCTACATCATCCCATTCTTAGCTAACGTTAAGTTTGTATTGAATCCGGCTTTTGATAATGTACATACAAATGATATTGAGAATCCAATCATCGATGGTTTCCCATTGAGTTCATATAATTTCATTATCTTTGATATCACTGATAATACTAATGACAATATCTACTTATTGAAGTTGTCTTGGGATAATCAATTGAAGTGGTTCTATCAAAATGGTACTATGGATTATATGGGTCGTACACAAGGATTCCAGTCTTCTGGAAACTTCAACGGATACCGTGTATTCATGACACAAACAATGCCTGCTATCTGGGTTAAGGATCCAACCAAAGTGTTGAAGATCGTTATGAGAAACCCAGTAACCGGTGGATCATTCTAATAATAAAACAGTACTCAGGTGCATACCATAAGAACTGCACCTGGGTCTTTTTATATAAGTTTAATCACAATTTAAAAATAAAAAAACATGGCTGGTAATTCTAAAACTCCAAAATCTGTTGCTATCAAATCTGCACAAGATAAAGCTACAGGACGTGTTGGTGGTGGAAATGCAAAAGTTTCTGCTCAAACAACTCCTGGCTCTAAAGGTGTAAAAGTTGGTATGAATGCAGGCAAAGGTGTTGTCCAATCTTCTGCTCCTAAGTCAGCAATGACTAAGATGAAAATGGGTGGCAGCTCAAAAGGAAAGAAATGTTAATACCCACTGTCTAAGGATACTATCCTTAGACCACCTATAGTATGCATACCATCTTGATCGGATGAAGGATTTGCAGTCCTTATTAGGTTCTAATTATTTAAAACTTTAAAATATATAACCATGGCTGTTTTCAAAAGATTAGTTCAAAACCCAAGTTCTCCTGATAAAGATATTAAAGCTGCAGGATCAGCTAGATATAAACAATCTGCCTTTGCTAGACTTACAGATACAAATGCTTTGTCTAGAGATCTTAATGATCAGATTTTATATACACTACCTTTAACTGATGCAGATACTGGTACTCAAGCTATCACTACTAGAAAAGGAGTAGTTAAAATTACTACTACTAACAATGGTCCTTTAACTATCACTCTTACTACAACTTCTACATCAGAATTGTTAGTAGCTGATGCTGATAATTATTTTGTACAAGCAACTGTTAGTTGTGGAACATCAGGTGTTTTAGCTTATGCAATGGCTAAACCAATTTTTCATAATAACCAAATAGTATTTACACTTGTACAAACAGGTGGTGCTACAGCTTGGGAAAATGCTACACCTTGGGATACTGTTTATCTTAATTATGAAATTGTTAAAATCGGAGACTAATGGAAAGATTTGCACGTTTAGGAAGACTTATTAGAGTTAAAAATACTAAGCTTAAATCATTCACTCATGAAAGTGCTAGCTATATTTCTGTATGGGTATCTGATTGGGATGGAGCTAATAAACGTTGTATATTATTTACAGATAGAGAGATAGCAAGAGCTGAGGAAAGAGCAGAAAATAAAGCAGAAGATCTTACTAAAAGAAGTTTGATCTCAAAATTGTTAGATTAATTATACTATATCGGAATATTTCCGATATATTGCTTATAATTGTACATATAAAAAACCAAAAAACCAATGAGTAGTGTAACTATCGTGGAGAAGTATCCACAAAACAAAAAATCTAGTATTGCAATCCGTCCTTATTTTGATTCTCAAGTAGACAATATGGGACTTCAGAAATACGGATTAAGTCTTTTTGATGGTGCTTTTCATGAAGAGAGCATAGCTTGTTTAGAAATCAATGGTATTAAAAGATACCTCACTGGTTTAAATGAGTATGCTCCGGATGTTAAAGCTCTTCCATTGGATGAACAAGAAGCTAAAATTAAACAAATTCGTATTGTAGTTGCTCAGTTAGAAAAAGAACTTGCAGCCAATATGGTGGATCCTGAAGATAAAGATTTTTGGAATAAGATTGTTTTGCTTAAACAGAACAATAGTGATTTCTGGGATAAGATAAAAATTAGATGTGGTAATGAACCAGTGCATTTAGAACCTGCTACAGATCCTTATGATCTTATTAGACTATATGCAATTGAAGCTGGTGGTTTTTCAATAGTAGCTAAGTCTTTAGATGAAGCTCGTAAAATGCCAACACCTCCTAAGTTTTATCTAGATAGATTAGAAGAAAGTGCATCTATCAATACAGAAATTAAAAAACTTAGAAACAAAGCTCTTAGTGAACTTCAGAAGTTATTTGACAAGAATCAGAATAAGTTATTCTATGTTGCTAAGACACTAGACGTAAATGGTGCTCAGTACAAGAAGTCTACTCCAAATGATATCATTTATGATAATATGGATAAGTATATCAATGGTGAGTCAGTAGAAAAGAATAAAAAGAAAACAGCTGAGAGATTTATAGAAGCAGTTAATCTTGACATGGAATCATTAAAGATTAAAGCTTTAGTAAAAGAAAGCCATTATTATAAATATATTTCTACAAAAGCAGATGGATTTATCTATCATATGGCCACTACTACCCTGATGGGCCGTAACCTAACAGATGTGGTAGAATATTTAAGAAATCCTTTGAATGAAGAAATTCTTGTAGATCTTACAAAGAAAATAGAAAAGCATTGGAACTTGTAATAGTGTAATTATGGCAGCTAAGAAAGATAAGAAGTGGATACAGAAAGCAATTAACCCAGCTCATAAAGGATATTGTACTCCTATGACTAAGGCTACTTGTACTCCAAAAAGAAAAGCTCTTGCCATGACCTTTAAATCAATGGCTAAAAACAAAAAATAAAACTTAACAGTTAAAAAATAACTATGGCAAAGACAATGAAAAAGTATCAACTGGCTGGAGAAGTTGGTAAAGGAAAAGGTAAATCATCATCACCAAGTATAATGAGCAGAATAGATCGTGGTCTAGATGTTGTAGGTGATAAAATCAAAAGCATGACAATTGATAAAATTTCTAATGCAGCAAAAAGTGCACTTGCTTCAAAACCTGCTCAAATAGCTAAAAAAGTTATAGGGTATCATAAAACTGGTGGATCAGTAGGTAAGTCTAAAAAGAAGTAATATGGCAAAGAGTCCAGCTTGGCAACGTAAAGAAGGTAAGGCTCCTAAAAGCCAAACTTACTAGTTCTAAAACAGCTAACGATCCTCAAAATAGGATTAATAAGTCACTAAGAAAATGGAAGTGTTAACATGAATAATAACCTCTTACAGATTAAAATAAAACAAAGGCTGAATAAGCTGGCCTCCCTGGACTATGATAATCTAGAGTGTTGGCAAATTCAGGAAGCTGTAAATAAAGCTCAGATTGAATGGACTAGACGACAGTTATATGGTATTAATCTTCGTAAAGAAGGAGCTGAACAATCTAGTGGTCTTATAGATGATCTACAAAGATTACTTAAGCATAAAGAAGTTATAATGGTGGATAAGGGTATTTATTATGAATGTTCTAGTTTACCACCAGATTACCTTCACTATGTAAGATCTGATGTTTTTGCAGAAAAAGAATGTTGCCCAAGACGTAGAATGACCGTGTATGAGGTAGAGGAAGCTAATATATCTATCATTTTAAATGATAAGAATAAACAACCAAATTTTGAATGGGCTGAAACAGTTTCTACTATAATGAGTAATAAACT